TTATTCCAGATTCTCTAATATCCAAATCTACAATAGTATTATTTTTTTTAATTTCTATTTCTGTTTTTGTATCAAAAATATTAAATAAAGTTTGTCTAACTTTTTTATTAATATCTTTAATAACTCGACTATAAGATATTAATTCTTTATCTTGTGGTTCAGCCCATGCTGAGATGTTAATATAAACTGCTTTCGAATGCTTATTATCAACGCTGCCATAAACTATACTATAGTTTTTAAAGTTACTTACTTTTACTTCTTTTCCGTTTTTCATATTTGTATAAATTTTTTATTTATTATATACAAATATACGAAAAATTTACCAGGAAGTCAAGCTTGGTATTAATGAGCTATTTTAGTCCAAATACTAACAACAATAGCAATTACAATTTGAACAAAAGTTATTATGGCAATACCAGCAGCTAACATAGTTTTTTGTTTATATATTTCGTCTTTAGCTTCTTTCATTTGAGTAGGTGACCAAACATCATTAACCTTCTCAATCCATGCACTATTACTACCAACATTTTTTTCGATAGTTTTTACTTCACCTAATTTAAGATTAATTTCGTTAAAACGGTTATCAAAATCTGTACGCATTTTTTCGTGGTTATCGTTAAGACGTTCTAATTCTTTAAGAACTAGTTTACCATATTCACCCCAGCTATCTTTTTCTCCCCCCATTTTATTTTAGTTTTTGTAATAGATTTGTTATGTTATTGCACATATTTTCATAACACTTAATTTTTTCTTTAGGTGTTTTATTTTGCATTATTTCAGTTGTACTAGTTTCAACCACTTTTTTAACTTCAACAATAATATCTTTGTAATTATCAGCATTAGTTTCGCTTAATTTAGCTGATAATCTCCTTAATTCTAAAATGTTTTCACTAGGAGTAGTATCCATAATCTTTTTTTTTATTAGTCGTTATTTTTAAGACTACTTTTTAACTCTACTAATTTTGATATGTTTTTGAAAAAGTTTTCATTAACTTCAATAGTGTCATTCAATAGTTTTTCCTTAACTTGTAATAATTTGTCTTTTGCGTTTAAATCAGCTTCTTTTAGGTTTTCATTGATTAAATCAATACACTCTTTAAGTGTTTTTTTGTAAACCTCTTGCTTTTGGTCGTCAGTAGACTCTATTAAAACTTTAAGTATTTCTTTCTCATTTTCATCGAGAGTAGAATATCTCTCATTGTATTTTTCAACCATAATAGTTGATAACATACTATTTGGTAATTCAATTGCTTCTTTAACAAGTTTTAATTTGTTATTCTTCATATGAATAATAATTTTAGAAGTTGCTTCAACAATAGCATCAATGTTTTTAGATGTTTTCTTTAAGAATATTAATTCACTTAAATTTTCGTGTAATTCTTGTTTCTCATATGATTCATCTTCTATAGATATAGATTTTGCTAATTTCATATTAGCTTCTAATAAGTCTTTTTTTGAAAATTTATTTAAAAGAGCGATGTTTTCTTGTAGAAATAAATTAGCTTTAAATTCATTCTCTTCAATTTTATTTTCTATATTGTTATACACCAAAAACTGAGTTTTAAGTGCTTCATTTTCTCTAATAGTTTTAATATATGTTTTGAAAATATTTTTATTAGATTCTTTATCTCCAACAAAACTTTCAACTAATACTCCATTAAATGCGTTTTTTATTTTTCCGAAATTTTGCATGTTTTTGCGTTTAAATATAAATATCGTTATTTTCTACAAAAATTAAATTATTCATCTAATATTTTATCAATACCTTTTATCATGTTAGATATGTCTTCATTTATTTTAACATTTTTATCATAAAGTTTTATTTTTTCATCGATTACTTCATGATTAGGCCTCATAGACTCAACTAATCTATTAAAATATATATCTTGATATTTTTTAGTTCTATGTTCTAATTTTTTACCTAATATGTGTTTTTCTTCTTTTAATAAATTACCAACTTTATTAACTTTTTCAGCTACTGTTTCTGGTGCCCCTGCTTCTGGAGCCGCACCTGCCTCTGGTGTTGCTTCTGCACCTGCTTCTGGAGTAGCACCTGCCTCTGGTGCACCACCAGCTTCAGCCTCTCCAAAGTCTTCGCCAGGAACTTCTTCACCAGCTGTTTCATCACCAAAATCTAAATCTTCACCACCGATACTACCGCCACCGAAGCCACCGCCTCCGCCTCCTCCAGCAGGTGCTCCACCTTCTTCACCACCAGCAGCACCGCCACCTTTAAGAGCAGCTTCAAAATCGCCATAAAGTCTATCAACATTATCAAACATACCAGTATGTTTAATTACATTTGCTGTATTTGCTATTTCAGCAGCAGCAGCTTTCTCCATACGTTGTTCAAGTAAATCTTGTTTAATTTCATCATCAGACCAACCTAGGATTTCTCTGTGAGCTCTAGTCATAGACATTGTAGCAAATCCATTTCCTAAATCTTGTGTTGCTGCTTGGAATAAAGTAACTTTAAGTTGAGTTTGCTCTACTTTAAGCATTTCACCTTGCGTAGATGGATTATTAAGTGTAAGGGTAAAATTATCTAAATCATCTTCAAACCCTAAGATATATAAATGAATAATAGCTATTTTATTAAGTTCTTGAATCATTGATTGTTGAATACGATTAATAGTTCTAGAAAAACGAATATCTTGGATTGCTAGGTTTTTACCATCACCCGATGTTTCTTCAAATCCTAAGAAAGGTTTAGGAACACGCAACGCTGTAAATAAATTTCTTTGTAAGTATTCAATATCAGCAATTTGGTCTAGGTTACTAGCACCAGGCAACACATCAATTGGATTTGGAGCATCTTCAGTTCTAACTGGTATAAAGAAATCTTGGTCATTAGACATCATATTGTATCTAAGGTCAATTTGTCCAGTTTGTGGGTCAGTGATAGGCATACGCTTAAATCTGTCCGCAATTTGATTTACGTATTGTTCAACATCGGCATCATCAATGTTACCGACAAAGATTTTATATACTCTACGCTCTGGAGCTCTAGTAACACGATATACAAGCATTGAATCTTCAGAAAGAATGAGTTGTTTCCAAATACGTCTAGCTTTCTCCAATACTGAAGTACCATAAGGTAAACGTCTATCATCACCTAAAAGTCTAAAGTGAGCAATTTGCCATGAATTAAATTCAATATCACGACCTCTCCAGAAAAATTTAACTTTATCACCAGCAGATTGTTCTTCGCTATGAGCTAATTCTCTACCTGATATCATATCAAATAATCCAGATTCTCTACGTTCCATTTCATAGTTAGGCATTTGTTTACCACCCATAATTCCATGTTTCTCATCGATATTCATATAGACAAAGTTATCTCCATATTTACATGTGTTTCTAGTAAACATTGGTAATGCTGTATGTAAATCTAATCTATTAAAAAATAAGTCTTCTAGAATGCTTTTAACACGTTTGCTATCAGAATAAATATTCATCATCTTACCCTTATCATTAAGGGTTGTTGATTCTTCCATCATTACATCCAAAGCGGCTGCAATTGTAGGATAAAATTCCATAGCTTCAAAATCAGAATAAGAACCAATACGAGTTGTTTCATAATTCATTGATTGTTGGAATAAACCACTCTCAACCTTTTTCCATACTTGACCTAAATATTTGCTTTGTTGTGCTTGTAATTTAGCTTGTTCAAATTCAGCTTTATTATCGGTTTTAAGTAATTCACCTTTGCCAATATTATATTTTTGTGTTTGCTTAATTTGTGTTTTTGTTGCAGCATCTGGACCTAGGATTTGTCCTAGTCTTTGAAATACTGTTAAATTTTTATTTGTTGCCATATTTTTTATTTTAATTATAATGTATTTATTTGAAAATTAAAGGGTTTTCTATCTAGAACCACTAAATAACCACATGTATTTACCTGTTGGGTCTTGCATGTTTTTAGAAACTACAGGGTTAAATTTAGGTGATTTATTTGCCACAACATGTCTATTTGCCACTGACACAAAACCATCACCAGGCATAGGTGTAGTTACAGGGTTATCCGTACCACCAGCAACCCAACTAGTTAACATAGCCTTGGTTTGTTTTTCAAGTCTTTCTAAATTTTTAAATGAATGTTCAATAACCCACAAAGCCATACCAATAGCCATAAGTAAATCATCATGGTATCCTTCCATGTGGTCAGGACGACCATTTTTAAAGATAAATGTTTTCATTTCAGATACCATTCTACTTGAACGTATTTTAATCCCGTTAGTTCTAATTTGATATTCAAGGTTTGAAATCATAGGTACACGGACACTAGTTGCATGAAAACCTGGTATTTTATCTACTTTACCATGTGACGATAATTCTCTTTGTCTTGCAGAAAGAATTTTACCATTGGCATTATCGTAGTGAAGTCTTTTGTATTGGAATTCAAGTAATTTTAATACTGTTGATACACCCATACCACCAGTTACATCGACTACAGTATAAGCTTTATATAAATCACCATATTGTTCTACAATTTGAGCAAGTAAATCTGGTTGAATTTTACCTTGATATTCCATAACCTGTTCCATTGTCGTAACGTCAACTACAACGATTGTAGAAGCATCTTCACCATCACCCCTAGATACATCGACACCCATAACATATTGGTGACCTTCTTCAGGTATTGCCCATATCCATGTTTCATGTTCTAATCCTTCAACATATAATGGTTCTTTAACATTATTTTTTTCTTGGTATTCAATAAATTCTTCGTTGATAACGTTACCCCCAGAACCAATAAAAGATACATCAAGCTCTTGAGCAATCATCTTAACATCGTTGTTCATACCCATACACATTTGTTCGTACCATGTTGAACTTGGTTTCCAACCATCATCAAGCATTGTTTTATACGATTCAAATGTGAATATTACTTCTTGTTGTACTGAATCATCTTTATACCATCTAAGGTCTTTATTATAACGCAAATCCTCATACCATTTCATTTCAATAACATTAAAGTTATTTTTTTTGGTTCTAGCTTGGTCATATGTTTTGTAGTATAGTGAATCCATACCATTTGGTGTAGAAATAAGTGTTGCTCTACCCCCTGTACCTAGTGCAGTAAGTGCAGCACCAAATACTTCAGCTCCATTATCAATATAAGCAGCCTCATCCATAATAAGAAATGTTGGTGTAAATCCACGAAGTGCATCTTTAGATGTTGCAACCGCTTTAACACGACTACCATTAGGTAATTTAATTTCTTTTTTAGAATCTGTAAGGAATATTGATTTTGATTCTTTTTTTTCGTTTCCGTAGTATTCATCACCCCAAACCCATCTAGGTAGTTGTGATAGGAAATCTTTAATCTTTGCTAAGAACTCAAAAGCTAGCTCTTGCTTATTTGCAATAATTAGAACATTCTCAGGGTTTTCAGAATCAGCCCAACCAACTTTAACAGCCATATAAGCAGCTGTGGTTGTAGATACTCCAGCCTGTCTAGGTTTTGTTACTAAATTAAACCTATGTGCCTCATATGCACGAATAATTTCTTTTTGTCTAGGGAATAATTGAAAAGGTACAAAACCCTCTTGTGTTTTATCAAAAGTTTCTAAATATGTTTCAATAACGTATGTAGGGTTAACTAACCCCTTTGTATATTCTTTAAGTATTTCATGACTTGTTAACATATAGTTTTTTTATATAAATATGTGTTAACATCAGAAAACGCAATATATCAAAAAGAAAGAGGCCCGTATAGGAGCCTCTTAAGTGTTTTTAACTGAATAAATCATCGACATCAAATCCATCTTCTGAATCAATATCATCATCGGAATCACCCATTAATTCATTCCAATCATAACCTTCAATTTTATCATTAATTTCATCATCTATACCAGACATTGATTCCTCAAATTCATCTCTCTGCATATCTAATTTTATTTCTTTGATTAAATCTTTTATTATTTTTTTACCTTCTTTTGTACCTGCCATTATTTCTTTCATCTTAGGATTAAATTCTTTTGGTGGTAATACAACTAAATCACTCCAAACATGATGTTTTAAAGGAAAATCTTCTGCATCAAAAGCATCAGTAAATCTAGACCATAATGCTGGACCTATTCTCATATCCCATGGTTCTGCAGCTAAATAATCAGCTTTATCAATTACAAATTTACCCATTTTATCTTTAGGTAAACCCTTAGCAGATAAAATTTCCATTACACCTTTTACCAATTCATGAATAAGAACTGGAAAAACCATTGCTTGTGCAATTATTTTAACCTTAGGATTATTCTTTGTTGGAAACTCAACTCTAACAACACCGCCATTAACCCCATTTTCCATGTCAGGAATGATGTAATACATATAATCGGCAGTGGACATCATTTTTGAATATAAGTTGCTTAATTTAGGGTCTAATTCAGCTAATTCATCTTGTACCATATGAAACATATGATTACATTTTTTAGAAGCACCTTGAATCATTGCATTTACAAATCTTCTTTTATAAACTTCATCTTTACTATCAAGAATTTCATCATGGTTTTTAAATTCCATTTCACTTTTTACTGGTGTTGGATTTTTTTTGGTTCCTTCTATATTGATATTTGGTGTTAGTGTTGCTTCTATTTCAACAGCACTTTCATCCATATCAAATTCTTCACGAATAATTTTAACGGCTAAATCTTCTAATTCTTTTTTATGCTCTTCTTCTATTTGCATTGTATTTTTAACCAATGGAAATAATTCAAGCATAGCTTTTGCTTTATCAATTGAATTGGTACTATGTGCTGTTTTATAACGTTTAGCAACTTCATTAAATCTATCACCCATAATTTTTTGTTCAAATGAATTTTCATCACCTTCTGGAAAGATAGGGTGTTTACCTAAAGAAGTTTTTTGATTAACTAATTCTTTTTCTAATATAGGATGCATTCTTTCTTCTAAACCTTCAGGATATACCAAACTTTCATTTAAAACTTTTGGTGTTTGTCCTTTTGCTTCTTTTGCTTTTCTTAATGCTTCTTCAGCTATTTTTCTATAATCGGCCATTATTTTATATCTTTTACTTTTATTGTTTTTATTACTTTTGGTTTTAATAAACTTTCAGTTAATTCAGCTTTTGTTATAACTTTTCTTTCAGCAACACCAACTGGTGCTAATTCAGTTGATGCCACAGGTGCTGTTGCTGCAGGTGCTCCAGCTTGTTTAAGTTCTTTACCAACATTTTTAACTGTGGCTAAATATTTTGGTACATCACCAGGTTTTATATTTATTCTATCCAAAAAAGCATTTAATGCTTGTGTTTTTTCTTTGTAATTTTTTGAATTTGCTAAATAATCTAAGGATTTATCTACTCTAGGAACTTCATCCATAGATTTAACCAAACGTTTAGCTTTAGATAATAAAGTCGCATCGTCATCTGCAACTGGAGCGGCACCTGGAACTGGTTGTGTTGGTACAGCTGTACCTAATTCATTAATAACTTCTTCACTTCTTTTAGGTTTACCTCCAAATACTCTTTCTTCAAAATATTTTCTAAACTCTTTAATTGGCATGTATTTTTCATTTTCAACCATAACCGCAGCAGCCAATTCAACAACGTTTTTGAATTTTCTGAATTTACCAGTTTTTTCATTAACCAAATAATGTTTGAATTCAGAAAGATTTAACGACTCCATACCTTTAGGTTCAGGTTTAACCTTTTCTTCAATATCATTACCAAACATAACTTCTTGTTGCATCATAGCTTCTTTTTCCATTATAGGTTGTACAATGGTTTTTTCAAAGTGGTCGATTGGGTGAATAACATTTTCACCAGATTCATTTAATTCGTCATGACAAAATACAGCCATTACTATTTCTTTAGAAGGTTTTATACCTCTTACCATTTGATATTTTTTATCAGCAATAGTAAATGGTTGTGATATTTCACCTGTTTTTTTATCTCTAACATTAGAAAGATATTTGATAGTTGCATCATCCTGAGGTGTAATTACAGCTTCAGGTTCAAGAATATTATCTTCTTCTGTAACAGCACCTGGTTTAGCTGTCGGGTCAACGTAAATTTTAGAATTTTTATCCAAAGAATTTGTCGATGCCAATGTTTTTACATCATTAGCGTTTTTCACGATAACATCAACTTCTTGTATTTTATTTGTTTTCATTTGCTGTTTGTTTTGTATATTGTAATATTAGGTCTTTTTCATATAACGCATCTTCAATTTTTTTTATTGGGTCACCAAAATGAAAATGAAGTCTTGATTCTGGGTATGTATCATAATCATTTATGTTTTCATATCCCAAAGCAATTATCCCATCAACAGCATCCCATACAGCTAGTGTATCACTATCTTGAATTAATTCAAATACCATTTCAGTTTCAAGTATACCTACTTTTTTAATAAAATTTGAATGAGGTGGTTCTGGTCTACCAGATGCTGGGTATGTATCCCAATTATCACCATCAACATTTTTTGTTGTATCTGAAAAGATAAATTCATATAATAAATTACCTTTATGATTCATACCAATTTTATTTATATAAACTAAAAAATACTCTTTCATTACGCTATATACATATTTAATTCATAATTTCCACTTTCCATTCTATAAATTTGAATGTTTATAGATTGTCTTAACGGCTTACCGTTTTTTGTTAATTCTTTATGTAATCTTTCAGTATGACCATATCCAACATGTTGAACATCGTTCATACTAAATTCAACTTCATCAAAACCTCTTTTAACAACATAATATCTAACTTCATCTAAAGCACTAGAAAGTGTTTTGTGATAAGTTTCATAATCAAATTTACCTTCATTCAAAGCTTTTGGGTCTGGTTGAGGGATAGAATCTGGTTCTATAGTAAATGGTTTATTTCTTCTACTTGGAGCTGGCTCTGCAGGTTTTGTCGTTGGTTTAACAATTGGTTCAATAAATGGTTCAGACATAATTTCTTGATTAAATGTTTCTTGTAATTTAGATTTTATTTCATTTTTTCCAAATATACTATATTTTTTTGAATTAACCAAGTTTTCTTTAACTATTTTTGATACAGGTGTATTAGACCACATTTTACATGACCAATATTTAGGTGTTGTTCTATCTTTTGCTTCAGCACAATTATGTCTTGCTCTAAAAGCTTTTTTTCTTTCTGGGTTATCTCTTTTAATTTCCATATTAGGGTCACCAAAATTAACCTTAACAACATTACCTTTAGCATTTTTAACGTAAACCTTAAATTTCTTAACATCACCTTTCATAGGTTTACCAAGTGGTTTATCATCGTATTTACCTTCATAAAGTTTACCACCTTCAACACTCCCATGTTCATCTTCATAACCACCTTCAGTATCACCATTATAAGCATTTAATGTATTTGCCAAGAAATGATAAACTTCTTCAACATCATCATTAGATGTAGCAATATGGTCCAAAGCCCAACCATGACCATCAGAAAGTATGTTATCAACAGCACCTTTATCCATTTTTAATAATTCACCAGATGCATGAGCAATAGTTTTAAGACTAGACCAAAACATGTAATTGTTTGATTCACCCATATTTTCACTCATCATAGTTTCATTACCTTCTAAGTTTCCTTCCAAAAAATGATAAACTTCTTCAATATCATCTTTAGATGTTACAAGGTGTTCAAAAGCCCATTGATGACCATCAGCGATTAAAGCATCTACTTTTGAATTATCCATATGTAATATTTCTACAGCATCATCATGAATACCTTTAAGGTTTGACCAAAACATATAATTGTTTGATTCGTCTTCACCTTCTTTAGTTAGTTTATTCCATTGTTTTTTATCTGGATAACCTTTATCACCTGGTTTTGCTGGTGATTCACCTCTTGCTCTTTTATCCCACATATTATCCCATAAACCATTACCCTCATCTAAATTCTCATTAATAGGTACACAATTAGGTACTTCTTTACCATTTTTCTCCTTCATACCGACTTGTTTGTAACCAGTACAACATGGTTTCTTTTCATCAAGTCTGTTTTCTTCCATAAACTCTTCACTACCTTCTGGTGCAAAAATACTCATTTTTTTAGGTTGTTTTAAGAAAATATTTTCATTTTCAAATATTTTAATTTCATCAAGCTCTTCATCCCCAGAATCCTGAGAAGTTCCACCAAAGTCAGCTCCATCCCCATCACCGTTATCATCTCCGAAATCATCATTGTTACTATCATCATCCATACTAGGATTTTCTGAATCATTTTCGCCAGCTTTATTAATTTTTTTAATTATGTCGTTTCTATCTTCTTCATCCATTTCAGAAGTATGAGTTGCTGAAACCAATGAGTTAATTGCAAATTTTTCTAATTCAAAGTCAGGTTGACCTTGTTTTTCTGTGTAGTCTCTTAATGATTGACCAATCTTACCACTTAATTTCTCAATGAATTTTTTAGGGTCTGATTCTTCATCTACATCAATACCAGCATCAAAAGGCTCCTTGTCAAATGGTTTATCATCTGCAGGTGCTTCTGGCGTTTCTGGTGTTGGTTCTGTTGGAGTTTCACCACCGAAATCTAAATCATCGGCTGGTGCTGGTTCTGCTGTTGCTTCTGGTGCCATAGGTGGCATAGCAGGTTCAGCTGGAGCATTGCCTGCAGGTGCAGGCAGCTTCAACTTATATTTTTTTTCCTCGTTTAAATTTGAGTTTCTACTTTTTTTTTTGGGTCTGAAAGACCATCAATAAGAGCATCCATTTGGTCAATAGCTCTATTAATTGACAATTTACCTTCGTAAAGTGCACCTTCGTTTTCTGGGTATCTTTGATTTAAATAATCTCTAGTTTTATCAGCACCTGAAGATATCATACTCATAACTTTAGATTTGATATCACTACCAGCATCTTTAAGGAATTGAATTAAATCAGTAGCAGACATGTTATCTATCATATCCATTAACTCACCAGTACTCATTGGTTGCTCTTGTTGACCCATTTCTGATTCTTCTTCATACATACCTTCTTCATACATACCTTCTTCCATGTTATGTAACATTTCAAAATCAACTTTACTAAGTTCACCGTCTTTGTTCATATCAATTCTATCTTGATTACCATGTAATTCTTCTTCCATCCATGATTCATTTAGCATGTCTTCAACAGCTTGTTGAGTTTCATCTAATTCATCATCTTTTTTAGCTCTTAATTTAGTGAAATCATCAGCATCTATTTTACCGTTTTTATTAGCATCAATCTCATCTTGATTACCAACTAATTCTTCTACAATTGGGTCTGGTTTATCTAATTTTGTACCGTTAATATGGGTACCATAATCTTCTTCATCTTTTTCATCTTCTTCACAAGTTTCTTCTTCATACAAAGCAGAATTACCTTCTAAATTACCACTACCTGAAAAGCCACTAGTGTGTTGTTGAAAACCACCAGCTAAACCATTTTCAGATAATAAATTATCATCTAAGAAAGTATTAATTTTTTCATCAGCATTAAATGCTTCAGAAAGACTGTTAAATCTAAGGTTTAAGTGTTTAATAGCTTTTGCATATGAAGGATAAGCTTCTTGTTTTTTATTTTGTAAACCACCAATATATTGGAAATCTTCTGCAACTAACCCTGATGTTTTAGTTGTTGATTTAATATAATAATCATGATTTTCTCTAATGATTGCATAAGCTTTACCATCAGGACCCATTTTAGTCAATTCAACTACAATGTTAGATTTGTTTTCGTTAATTGATGAAATTCCCATCAATTCTTTCATACGTTCATTAATTTGATTACCTTTAAGGCCAACTGGACTGATAATATTTTTATTTTTCATATTTTAATATTTTTATTAATTATAATTTTAACCTAAATTTGGGCTACCTGTAAATACATTTTTATTTTCACCCAATAAATAACAACCTGTCCCACCACTAATACTTCTAACCCAAATTGGAATATTAGATGAACTTGCTACTTGAACCGTTACACCATTAACTACTATTGTACAACCACCACTTCCAGCATAAATTTCTGTATATGTGTGTGCAGTAAGGTTAGCACTTTCAGCTGGTATTATAATACTATGTATATCGTTTATTCTTGGCATAATTTTTTTGTTTTATTATAAATATTCATAAAAACAAAAAAAGCGTATTTATCATACGCTTTTATTTTATTTATTTACATTTTTTTATGTTCAGGGTCATAACTTACCCTACCAGCCTTTTCAAAAGTTTGAAATGTTTCTTCTGATATACAATGTACATCACCATTTGGTGTCATTACAATATAATTATCACCTTCTTTTTTTATTACTACTATATCCCACATATTTTAATTTATTTGATTATATAATTCTTCTAAATTTTTCTCATCCAACTCTGTTGTTGTAAATTCTTCGTTTGTTAATTCACATAGGTAGAAGTGGTGTATTACATTGTATTCTTTTCCTTTGTATGTTAATGTGGATGGTTCCGACATTAATTTCATTTCTTTTCCTGTTAATGGACTTTTCATAACTTAATTTAAAACCCAATTAATTAACGCATTCATTTGATGTTGTTCATTTTCATGATTGATATGTTCTTGAATGTTTTCAATATTTACATCATTATATTTATCAGGATTTCTAACTTTATCCATTAATAATTCAGTATGTTTTAACATTTCTTCGTACTTCTGTTTAATCTCTTTTTTTGTTTTCATAATATTTCAATTGTTATTCCTGCTGGTCCTAAAGATAGGTTATAAGTATTATATCTGTTATCGTTTAACCAACCATATTTTTTAAAATTAAAGATTATTACATCTTTTCCTTCATATTGTGCATGAACTGCATTGGTTTGATAATCAATTACTGGGTGTGAAATAAATCCATTTTTAACAGGGTTTATATATTTTTCTTCTAATTCTTGTGTCTGAATATGTATTAACATTTTTAATTATTTTTCTTTATCCATTTATTATCTGAATTTAATATGTATTCACCAACAAAATCTTTACTTCTATTCCATTCATTTGGTGCAATAAGCGATAATGTTAATTCGGATGAAAAATTATATAAATAATATGATTTACCAACTATTGGTTCAAAAGAAATTTTTGATTCCCAAACCATAATTGATGTATTATATTCTTCATACAACTTTTCAATACGTTCTTTTATTTCTTCATGTTCTCTATTAAATACATCCATCATTTTTTTTGATGATTCGCTTCTAAATAACGGAACATTAGGTAAATTAAAATTAGGCCCACTAGCACTAGTAGGATATGACTTTAATTTTGCGTCATATCCATTTTTATCATCCCAAACAACTAAATCAGGTTTTTTTTCCATTAATTTGATAATGATGCTT